GTAAACTCCCCCATATAGTTCATGCACGTAAAACCATCCACACCAAGCACAACCCCTGTGTGATTGATTGTCACAGTCATATTTCCCAAGCCATCGTTGGATGTTGGTGCGCAAGTGTTTACGACTGCGCAGCTTCCTACTGTCACATTACGAGTAGCGCGACTCCCCGATGCACTAGACCACGATGCACCAGAAGTGCCAGCGTGACGCACATACATGCGCCCTATGCTGACGCCGTCGCAAGTTTGATAGGCGAAGTTTGGTTCTGTGTCCCAGCCGCCAGGCATAGCCGCACCGTTAACAGTGCCACCGATGTCGATGCTTGTAAAAGCATCACAAGTTACATTGTCGCCGCTGATATGCGAAACTAGATTTCGCCCGTCACCTTCGGAGCTATTTGCGCCATAGATTTGGCCTAGCGCGATGTTGCGGCTATTTGTGCTGTTGCTCGATAGATTTAATTGGCTTATATAAATACCATCGCCACGAAGTTCAGAGAAGTTTGCGTATGGCACTTTAAAATTAGTGCATCCTGCCACTGTTATGCAAATGGTTTGCTCACGTTGTTGTTGTGATAAACGGTCGCCACTAAAGTTACCCTCGAACTTACAGCCATCTACACCACGAAAACTGAGTCCCGACCAAACGGTTTGGAAGTTATTGGTAGCTGCACTTGGTGCAGCCTTTAGCATCAAAAGGCCGTCACACACTAAGTGGGTGTTGTTGTACGTAGTCCCATCCAATAACAACCCCTGCACCAAATATGTGTAGCCACTTGGGAATACAATTTTTTTTCCTTTATTGGCATCAATACACGCTTGAATGGCGTTTGTATCCTCGGTCACTCCATCACCAACAGCGCCATAATCTTTTACAGATATAGTTTCACGCAGCTTGGCTTGTACGGTTGTTGCTATAGCACCTGTACCGCTGGCAATGTGGCCGACTAGGCTAGAGTCATTTGACCCCACTCCATCCCAACGATCAACTAACCCACCACCAAGACTAACTGGCCTACGCAATTCAAGCGAACACAACACAGCAGACGGGATGTATAAAGCACAACCGCCTTTTGCATCCAAGATTATTGGGTTTGTATTTTCTATGGTTAGCGCATCATTCGTGTATGTTGTAACGGGCGTGCTAGTGCCAGATATGTACGTGTAAAGCTGATAACCAGCCGCCACAATGGCCGGAGTTACCGTTTTATCCCAAAAACTCACGTCAAAATTTTGCGGTAAAGAAGCCATTTTGTGCTATCCTAAGTAAGTGCTTACTTCATATTTTATTGTAAAGGCTTTATTCATTTGCATTGCAGCATTTGTTTATGGCTTTTATCGCGCTTTTACTGGGCGCTAAGCGCGGGCGCGCTACGGGTTAGCAGTTGTAGCGCGTTTTGCACTTCACCAGACTGCATAAGCTGTTTTGTTTGGCTTGTCTTGCTATTTGCAGCAACAAAATCAGTCAATGCTTCATTTAAATATTTTGGGTTTGCCAGCAATTCAGCCAACTTATTACCCTTATATTTTGCCATCTGATCCGCTAAAAACGCTCGTGCAATACTTAGTCCAGGTGCTTTGACATTTGCGGTACTGGCAATCGCCTTTGCGGGGGCTGTATCTAATATCCCAGACTCCACAGCCTTGCTAATTTTTGCAGCAGTATCACTGCCAACCAAACCCTTTATAGCCTGAGCTTTTGTTGAGTTTTCAATATCTTGAGATACTAAACGCAAAGCATTAAGCTGATCTGGGGTCATTATGTCGGTTAACCCTGTAATTCTAGAATTCACATACTTTGGGAAACCAGATTCTAGATTTTTAGCGGCAGTGGTTTTTGATGCGGCATCCGTCATAATCGCCTGACGAAATTTATCTAATGCAGGGGCATTATCACCTTGCGCAATCAAGTTTCTTAATGCATTCATGTCTTGACTAACACCAGCGCCACCACCCCACAAAGTATTAAATATCTCATCGCCATTAAGCCGATAATTAGCGCCATATGGCCTATCTAAAATCTTTGCAATTTTGTCTTGCCCATACGTATCGTGGAATTTTTTAGTTTGATCCCTTGCCGCAACATAAGCATCCCGAAATTCAGGACTAAGACGTTCGCCCGCCAATAAATTACCAGATGATGCATCATCCACGCGACCGGCCATTAATTTTTCAAAATCGCGCAATGCCGCAGACTCCACAGGAGAGCGGTCTGCAATACTAGCCGCCAATGTCCCAGCGCTCGACCTACTTTTTTGAAATTGATTGAACGGTACAGCTATGTTTTTAACTACCTCCGGCACTTGTATTGCTTCGGGCATATCGCCCATAGCTGCCTCGGCACGTCTTTGGAAAAGGCCATTATCAGAAGCCGTACCAGAGTAAACATTTTTGCCGCCTCTATTTTGCAATGCTTGAAGCAAAACAGCAGGGTCACTTTCAGCAATAAATCCGCGCTCATACATGCGCTGCGCCATTGCCTCTGGGCTTAGTCCATTGCGGTTAAGAATGCCTGTTGTGCCAGAGTTTTTTACACCTAACCCACGCAATTCTCCACTCATATAGCCAATGTCACTTAAGCCCCCCATTGAGCGAATAGCCTCTTCTAGATTTTGTCCTTTGTTGCCTTTTATGGGCAGTGACTTGATTGCAGGAACAGTGTACCCCGGCGTAACCTCTGTACCAATCCTCGCCATTTCAGCAAGTGCATTTTTTGTATCTTTACCGCCGCTTGCAAAATACCCATCGCCAAGTCTTTTATTAACAACCTGATTCATTTCATCAAATGGAAATTGAAGCGCCGTACCTTCTTTATTAGCTTGTTGATTTAAGCGGCCCCATACGCTATTGACATCTACCGATAAAGGCCCAATTTCCTCACCAAACAACGCCTTAGCAGCATCATCTCGCTGTGTGCGAATAGTAGACCCAAGCAAATTACCAGCCTCGTGCGCCTCTATTTTCGGAGCACCCTCATAGAGCTGTGCGCCTTGATTTTTTAGCGCTTCAATACGTGCTGAATTTTGATCTGCATATTGTTGCAATAATCGACCGCCACCTTGCCCTTGTGATACGGTTCTTTCCAATAGCTTTACTCGCGGATCACTTTTCCCAGCATACTCTAAAGCCTGTGCAAATGTAAACTTTGACCCCGGCACTATTTCATTGGGGGCAGTTGCCGCAGCATTGGCCAAGGCGGTTAATTCCGCATCCGACATCCCGCCCATAGCCTTTGCAAAAATCTGACCAGCATCTTGCTTATTTCCAGTCGCCATGTTTTTAATTTTAGATGCGGCACTTCCCAATGCCCCGCCCGTCAACATAGCCCCTTTTGCGGCCATGGGCAGTCCACCACCAACAACAGCGCCCATCAAAGCCTCGTTAGGGTCTACAGCCGCAGCGCCTGCGCCACCAGACAATGTACCGCCAGCCATTCGCATGCCAACATCTTTTGCAACCTGTTGCGCCCCCTGTGGGATTACCCCAGTTTTAAATCCCGCGCTTCCAATAGCTTCAATCAATGCAGGCGCTTTGTTTGAAATAAATGGGACAGCACTAAGCCCTTTAGCCAGCAACCCACCAACGCCAGCAGTCCCAGCTATTTCACCAGCAATTTTACCGCCTTTGTACATCCATGAATCAGTATCAGCGCCTAGCAGGTTGCGAGCATTTTCGTCCAGCCGCACGCGTCGTTGTTCGTTTTCCTGCGCAGTATCGCCGCCCATAGCATTAGGCAATATACGAATAGCCGTAGCACCCAAGCTACCAGCGCCACGAATTAGCCCGCCACCGACGTTTTTGTTTAATTGAACCCACTGATCAAGTAATGATTGTTCAGGCTTTGCAGGCGTGTCTGATGGCTTTTTAGGTGCATCGCCGTATAGCTCGTCATATAAACTTCGTGAAGCGGGTTTTGGCATGCGGGCGGCAACTTGCGCTCCGTACTGCAAAGTATTCGGCGCATTAGGATTAACTGGGTCTGATACAGCTACGCCCTGCATTGCTTTTTTTAAACCATTAGGACCACCGTAATAGAATGCGCCAGCAAGCTCAGGATTCCCATTGGCCTTTTCAAATCCCTGCATTGCATAGCGAATGCCCGCACGCAGATTGTGCTCAGGATTTTTTATGTCCCAATTATCATCCGCTACACTTTTAAATGTTGACGGAATAATCTGCGCACCGCCCACAGCGCCGCGATTACTCGTGGCAGTATTTTTACCAGAGGAGCTTTCCTGCTGATAAATGCTTTTAAAGAAGTCCGCAGCTTTACCTGTAACTCCCTCAGAAGCCAGCGCGTCATCCACCGTATAAGGTTTTTTTGCATTCCCGTATAGCTCGTCAGCAAAGCTAGCCATTATTTGACCTCGTAGCCTTTGTTTTTCAAATCTTGAATGACTTGTTGTTGTGTTTTTGTAATGCCACGCGCTTTAAGGTCTTCAATTGTGTGTACCACATCTTGCATGCTTACTGATTTTGAAATGGCAGGCTTAACGCTGGCCGTAGACTTTTGTCCTAAATCATTCTCAAAATATTGCGTCCACTCCGTTCGTGCCGTATTTGGGACAATTTTGCCTTTTGTATCTTTGATAAATCTTGGATTCGCATCAATGTAATCCTGCCAAACTTTTTCAGAGCCAAGCAGATTATTATTTTTTTGCAAATAAACTTCTTTGAAATTTGCGCGGTCTTTCATATTTTCAGCCGCGCCCAAACCAATATTTACAATATTCCGGTTTGTTTCCTCATTATTTTGTGTATTGGGCCCTGCGCCTTTCATAAACTGACGCTCAATGTTGGAAATTGCACCCTGTCCCGGCTTAAAATTATTTATGGTCAAATAACTTTCCAGTTTTTTAAGCTCTTGGTAATCATCATCAAAAGAAATAGGGCGGCGACCTGCAATAGGTCCAGTCATGGTCTTGGCATTTAAATCGCGCCAGCGTTCGTAAGCCTGTTTTAGTTCGTTCGCAGAAGAAACGGCGGCATCATCTTTTTGCAGCTCTTTTAACCCCATGTTATATGCGGCTAGCGCTTGTTTGCTTAAAGGCTTATCTGTCAAGTCTTTATTTTGAATGGCTGTACCATCAGCCGTGCGGACAGGCGTGGCAATACCCTGCGGGCTAATCATCATCCCAGTTTTAGAATCAAATTTATCAGCGTCAGGCTTTGCAGCATCAATTCTTTTAGTTTCGCGCTCAGTTGCAATGCGAATATCTGATGCCTTGCTATCCGGTGTTTGATCTTTGTTCAAAGTAGATACGACTTTCGTAGTGCCTTTCACGGGGTCAAAAGCGCTGATAGTCTGCTGGCTTCCAGTGTCCTGCTGAATATGCCCGTAAAGTTGTTGCGCAGCATTTATTGCTCCACGAAATTCTCGTTCTGCTATAAGTCGTGCATTGTTCGGGTCAACACCAATAGCATCGCGATACTTTTGCGCGTGTTCTTTGGGATACAGCCCCTTCACCTCTAAATCGTTGATGACTGATATTGCTTGAGTCGGGTCTTGCATAGCAGCGCCCCAAGAATTACCAATAAGTCCAATTTTTTCTTTTGCCGTGTCTAAATCACGTTTTCTAGTCTCACTGAGATTTTTATCAATTTCAGCTTTTGATTTTGCGCGATCATCAAGTGTCTTTTGGAAGCCAAGCGCTTGCTTTGAATACCCCTGCGCAGTCGCATCATTCACAAACTGCGACGGATTGCTTTGCATAGTTTGCGCATTGGCTTTTACGTACTGGTTAAAAGCATTATCATTTTCATAATCACGCTTTGCAACATCTTCGCCGCGCCGCGCTGCAATGAGCTTCAATGCATTTACTTCATTCGTGGCTTTATTGTTAAGCGCAGTTTGCGCTTCTGTATCGTATTCAAGTACGCTTTTTGGCTGAAATCGCGCAAAGATTGAGGCATCCAATGGCATAATTTATCCAATCATCACGATTTTTGCACGGCCAGAATTAAGCGCATCAATGGCTTTTTTTCCACCGAGTCGCTTAACTGTTTCAACGGTTAGCACGCCTTCCCCAAATTGCAGATAGGCTTGCCCATCATCGGGCCCAATTGGGTCTTCACCGTGAAGCTGATCTACTACGCCACCTTTGGCATATGCATCACCACCAAAACCAATGCCATCACCTGCATTTCCATCACTTGAAAGCCCGCCATATCCATCGCCACTTATGCCTGCGGAGTCTTTGCCACCCAACCCAACATCGCCCACGCCTAGCCCATTAGCAGCCAACCCGCCAACAGCGCTACCCGGCGCATCGCCACGCTCTGACGCATTAAACGATTCCTGCGCACCACGCATAGCAGTATCAGCAGCAGTCATAGCCTCACCAGTTGATTGTCCGCCACGCATACCACCAGCAATGCCGCCAAGCACTCCGCCAAGCAAACCGCCACGCAGCCCACCCATAAAGCCTTTGGCCGCGTCACCAAATGAAAAATTATCTCCCACTGGGTTTCCACGAACTCCAGTATCAGCAGCGCCGTTATAGCCCCACCCACCGCCGCTAGACTGCCCGCCATCTACGCCTCGACCATCTACATTGCCGCTGTAACTATTGTCATAGCCACCACCAATTGAAGATACGGGTGCAATGCTTTCGCGCCCATTGTTTTGACCAGCAGTGTTGTTGTACATGCCGTCAAAAATAGCCCGCGCCCGCGCATCATCCATCGTGTAGCTATACGGATATTTTTTATAGTCATACCCACCGTACCGCATTGGGTCTGTGTATTGCATAAACGGATTAACCGTATATGGCGCTTTTTCAAATGGGTTGCTTTGCCCAACAATAGAGTCAGGCACTTGATTAACCATGGAGAATAATTGGTTCATTTCCACCATCCGTATGTTTTGCCTTGGCTTGATAATTCGTTGGCCGCATTGCCGTAAATGTTAGATTGCGCAACACCCGCAGCGCCTTGATAGCCTGCATTGCTCAAACCAAGATTGCCTACATTGCTTGCATAATTTTGCCCAGCAGCTTGAACTTGATTTTGTGCCGCTTGTCCACTTCCAGACAGCGTGCTAAGGCGATTCCAGCGGTTTCCAAAATCGGTAGTCATGTTGTTACGCGCCTCTTGGAATTTACCAGTGCCATAGTCGTTACCGTATCTTGTAAGCTCTTTTAACGCATTCCCGCTATACAGGCCACCTTTGGCGGCAGCAGAGCCTTCACGGGCTTTTACACCCTGATCTAGACCAAACTGATACCCCGGCGTTGCCATTACATCGGCGGCACTAGGTGTAGGGTCGTAGTTTGACAAATTTGTCATATTCAACAAAGCATTGTCACCCACATATCGGCGCAATTCGTTATCGCGGCGCGTTTGATCGTATTGATCTTGCTGCAACTTGATCGCTGCTAAAGTAGCGGCGTTGCCAGTATTCGCCGCACCTGATACGGCTTGCCCTTGGTTGTAAGTATTAAATAAACTTAGCGCACCGGGTATTAAATCTGTCCAGTCCATATGCGGCCTTTAAATGTTAGCCAATACTAACTTGTTTTGATTGTTTTGTAAAGTGAGTGCTTACTAACTTACGGGAACTGACGGCCACCGCCATGAATTACCAAAGTGCTTGCAGCGCTTGGCAATGTAGAAATAAAGTCACCTGCGTTTAGCCATGTCCCAGCTAGTAAAGTCACCTTGCTATTGGGTGCAATGGTAGTTGTTGGCTGCAATAAATTAGTTGCTCCAGCCGTGCCGCCACTTGGCACGACGTTAACTTGAATAGTTGCGGCTACGGCGGTCGTATTTGCCACCTGTAGCCCATCTATAAGCGTTGTTGTTCCTGTTGGGCTCGTGTACTGTGTAGTTTGCGCAGCCTCTGCGTATTTTGTTGCAAATAGTGCTTTTCCGCTCATGGGAATACTCCTTGTTGTAAATCTGAAATTGACCGCTTGAGGTCTTGAATGTCTTGAACCAACCCTGACTCTGTGGATTGCTCAATCTCTGCTATTTTTACTTTTAGTGCATCAATTTCCTGCAATATGTAACCGTTATTGCTTTGCTGTAATTCTGAAATCAAGGCTAAAATATTTTGAATCTCTGCGCTAATCTGTGTGATTGGTAGACTTTGAATGTCTTTGTCTAGTGTTTCTAAACGGCTAGAAACCTCAGAATACGGCATAGATATTGGCGATGTATCAGCAGCTTGCACAATTTGCTCAATAATTGTATTTGTTCCTGCAATGCCTAAGCGGCGCTCAAAAAATATCAACCATTCACGAGTTACCATGCCTGTAATTGGGCTAACCATGGGCACACGCTGTGGGTTTGGGTATTCCATTGTCATGGGATAGCCTTGCCGTTACGCTCTAAGATTTGCAGTATGTTTTCATTTCCGGGGAAAACGACGTAATTTGACGATCCAGCACCAGCGCCGCGTGAGCCGCCGTCTAGGTAGCGGATTCCGGGGATGCCTTTGGCAGCCAACGCCTTACTTGCTGCAACGCTTGTATTAGAAGGGTCTAGGCGTTTGCCTAATTGGTTTATTAGGTTGAATCCCGTAATGTCATCCCATGCGCTACTTCCACCTATTCCGTGTGTCTGCAATGCCTTCTGCACTTCCGGCGCTTGCCCACTCAGCGGCCTATCCCAATCCAGCATCTTTGCAATGTGTTCGTCGGGGAGGTCTACTTTGTAGAGTGAGCCTTGATCACTGGTGCGCAGTTTACCGCCAAGAAAACCGGCATTATTTTCTATATTCTTTGCAGCTGCTTTTTCTACGTCGTTTCCATATCTGAGAATAGATTGCAAATCATCCCATGCGGCAGATTGTCCACCTCCATATTGAACAGAGTTAGCTCGGGCAGACAGACGGTCAAGGATAGCTTGATCTTGAGCGCTTGGATTAAATCCATCAATATCAACAAACTTTTTAGACAATTTCCCAGCATATTCTTCTGCCACTTTTGGATTTTCAGCCAGATATAATCCATGCCCGTAAGCCTGCGCACCTTCACCAGTACCGATTTTGCTTGAGTCAAACTTGTCAAATTTATGCGGCGAGCCATGCCAAACTATAGCCCCCGCCTCTTTATTCATTGTCGCAGGTGCAGCCAAGTTTCTAAGCGCATTTTGCTCCACATTGAACATGCCGGCCCCAGCTTTAGCCATGCCGCTAGGTACAACTACGCTTGATAACAGTTCTGCAATAGCATTGCGCTCAGGCGATACCATTCCAGCATCTTGCATTTTCTGCCCAAGCCATTCAGAGCCCATTACTGGTTTTTCTACGTTGTAGCCAAATGGACGCATTGCCATTGTTGCAATGTCTACCGGCGCACCGAGCGTACCAGCTACCCCGCCACGGTTCGCAGCATCAAGCAATCGACCGCCTACATCTTTGTAGAACTGCTTATCAGCAAGCATTTTTAGAAGTTCATTCATTGCACATCCACCAATGCTGAAACAGGATTAAACGGCACATCATCAGTGCATCTAAAATGGTACACGCGATCACGCCCAGCACCTGTGCGAAGCCATTGCACGCGCTGGCCATATCGGCCAGTTGCGCCAGTTCTGCGCATTACCCAATCTGAATAATTAGCCCCATTGTCGTCTGACCACCGAAGCATTACATTCGCGTCAGTAGCCGTTTCGGTCAACAATTCAAGCCGTGCGAACCGTAGCAATTTACGGCTAGGCGCTGACATAACAGGGCATATGCGTTCTCTACATATGTTGTCATTGCCATATTTATTGACAGTTGGAGATGATACATAAACTATGCCATCAGCAGCGCCAAAATAATGCTTTCCATCTGCAAATGAATGACATGTAGCACGCCATGGCGTTCTTACATCATTTTGAAATTCATAGCGCTCATGCCACAATTTGAAAGCAGAATCATAAACTAGCGTTGTTTCAGCATTGGGTATTTGCAGCACATAAAACATGCTAGCGCCTTCGCTATAGCTATAGGCATATGCACCAGACAGGTCTATGTTTTGAAGGCGCTCCTCTATTGCAGCCGTGCTAATTCTTTGAGGCTGATAGCCATTGGCTTGCATCACAATGCCTTGGCCTTTGTCTTCCTGACTTAGCCAAATTACGCTACTAGCTGATTTTTGCGCGGCATGCGCGGAGACACATCCAAACTCAATAAATGCAGAATTATTGCGCGTAAAAACGGCATTGTCGCCACTGCTATAGTGAATCTCTACAGAACCTTCACCAAGCAGCATTAGTTCCCTATGGCTAACCAAAAGGGACACTATTTTATCTGGCGCGCCCTCTGCGCTAGCAAAGTCTAAAGCATCCAAAATGCTAGCATCGGCTAATTTTGACCACCCATATCTTTGTGTACCAGTATGGTTGAAGACAATGTATTGATCTAAAAATCCAAGCCTATCACCACCGGGGTAATTGGCAACCGTAGCTAAGCCGCTAGAACCAATTAGATTTACATACAAGTTCGCGCCATCAGTAACCACCAATTGCGTAATATTAGCGGCAAAGTCAACAATTCCAGACGACGTTAAAAGATTGCCAACAAGCGTTTTAGTTCCATCAGACGCGACTCGATTAAGTTCATTTCCAGATACAACATACAAAACATTAGACACTACGGTCATGCCGCGAACAGCGCTGCCAACCGTACAAAATGCAGTTAATCCGCTTACAGATTTATACGTGTAAGTCGTGCGCTCATTCCCCGGCTCTACAGCCACTGGGTACATGTTGCCAGTACGTTGCACCGCCGCAACCCTGTTTGCAAGGTTGTATGTTGGGCCCATGAATGAGATCATGTTTAAAGCCCAAATAAACGCCGCGCTGCGATGCGGTCATTGCTTCCAAAATCAATCTGCTTTGGGACAATGTTTGCACATTTAAATTCATGCAAGGCTTGCCTTGCATTGATCACCACGCTAGGCGGCGCTTCCCGCTCAAAATCTGGGCCAATTTCAATGGCAAGATTTAAATGCAGTAAGCGCTCTACTCCAGCTGATAATACGTAGTCGGTTGCCAAATCTGCAAACTGCCCCGTCTGAACTTCGCACAGTATATTTATAGTTATGGCGCTTGACGGAACTGGATAAACAGTAATCTCACCGTATGGGACACTAGGGGTGTACTCAAAAACTTCCGGTATGGCGCTTTGAACCGTTTTTGTTGAGATTGCGGCATATTCAGCCGCCGTTACTTCTTTGATTAAATAGTCAACACCGGAAACAGTTACATAGCTACCATCAAGTATGCGAACTGGACGTTGTGCGATATTTAATGCTTGCGAAGCACCAATAAAAATAGTAGCTTGGCCAGCACCCAATGTAGCACTTATATTGGCCGAAGCAAATCCCATTTGATCGCTAAGGCGGTTTGCATCAATAAAGGCGTTTAGCTTTTCGAGCGCAACAATTGCATCATCCCCTTCAATATCTTGGCCGGGCGTGCGAAGGCCAAGGTTTCCCATGGCCATGCGGATGATTTTGTTGGCGGTTGTCATTTTTTAAGCCAAAAAGGCCAGCGCAGGCGATCCCGCTACTGGCCTATGAGAGTGATTAAGCCGTCAGTCGTGCAGTCCACTCAGGACGATTCACAACCGCACCATACAACATGTCAAAGCGGCAAATACGGCGATTGTTGAGAATGTCATAACCACGTACAAATCGTAGAGATACACCGTCATAACTCGCTTGGCTTGCCATGTCCATACCTTTGGGCACATCCATCGGGAAAGACACCATAGAAATAGCGTCTTTGTGCCAAATCATGTTTTGCGGATACGCAGTATTTGCCGCACCCGTTTTAACAGTGATAGCAGAATTGTCCGGCACTCGCTGCGTGACGTTCTGATATGAACCGCCAGCAATTACCGCAGGCGACACAATAATTGATGCATTGCCACCAGCGTCCGAAGACACAGCGGCAGTTACAACAAAGTCACGCAAAATACCAGTAGATTGCCGCGTCTCTGGATTTACCGCAAACACACCAGCAAAATTGATGACATCGCCAGCATTCAAGCGAAGCGCAGCGGCGGCGGTCCATCCATCGGTTACGATGGTAGACGTTGCCGCATATGGATTGTCCGTAGCGCCAGAGTTGATAATGCCTTGAGTTGCTCCATTCGACAACGGAGTGCCCCCCAATGGGCCAACTGTGTGCGTTGGCAAATTCTGCGACAAAAAGAAATCCATGCCCAAATTGGTTTTCATCAAACCTGTTTTGTTTTGCTCGGAAGTTGTCTTTGTGTCGTTGAAGAATCCAGATAAGCCATTAACAACCGATGCCATGCTTCGCGGAGTTAGTGCGGCATATCGCTGTCCGTCGCGTGGGCAGGCCGATTCATCCAAAACAGCGCCAGCGTTCAAAATTGCAGAGGCATTACCCGGCAAAGTGCCGGGTGTGCCGGTGTGGTTTGCAATTTGCAAATAACGTTGCCCGATTTGGTAATCAAGTTCGGACGCCAACCGCATACCAGCGGGCATTAGATAGCGCTTGGAGAACTCCTCAAGCGATAGCTTCATATCGAACTCGCTGAAATCCCAATCAATGCCAATTTCTGGCTGGACCACAAGCGTACCAGATGTTTCGTTTACATCTTGCAAATTCGCCGTTGCGCCAGAGCGGACAGTAAATTGAACCGGGCGGCGATACGAAACAGTAGAACCCGGCTTAGGCGCGGTCTTCCATTCGGTTTCCAAATCCATGGAAACGTTGCCCAAAAATGCGGAGTTGTTGTGCAAAATTCGCAGGGTTTCGCCTGCAATTTTACTAGGAGTTAGAATGTTATCTGCCATGATTTTTCCTTAAAGATATGCTGAACTTCGCGCTTTAACATTGCGCGAATTTATCCACGCTGCCATATCCTTGTCAGGATCAGGCTCTCCAGCTTTTGCCCCACCTGAAACAGGGGACAGCGGCTTAGGCGCGGAACTCGTTTTAACCTTTGCTTCATTACTCAGCTTTGTTTCAAGCCTTGCAATTCTGCGACCTATTTGCGCAGCACTCAAACCTTTAAATTCAGCGGCTTCATCTGGGTTTTTGCCAAGATGCAGCAAAATAAGTTCAGGCACATCAGTGTCCATTACCGCCTCCAAAAATGGCGAGGGGCCATTTCTGTCGTTAAATAATTGCACCTCTTGTCCTAGCTCTTGCATTGCCTCTTGAAATCCGTCCAGTTTTTTGCCAGCCTGAACCACAGCATCTGATCGGCGATTAAATTCACGTTGGGCTACAAGTTCTTGTGCCCGATGCGAAACAATCGCCTCTACATCAACTCTTTGAGGTTCGTCTACTGCTCCACCGCCTTTATTCAATCGCTCGATTAGCTGCTGGTTTTCGCGCCGTAGCGCATCAGCTTCTTGTCTAGCTTCATATTTCTTGGCGGTTTGCCGATCTATCGCACGCTGCATCTTCCTTGCTTGAATTTCAGCATCCGTTTCTGGAGCTTGTACAGCAGGCTCTGCATTGGGGTCAATCACGGTTTCCTGATTCACGACTTCAGTGTTTTGCGTGGATGTATCAACAGTTTCAGTCGGTTGTGCGACTTGGTTTTCGAGTGCCATATCAAAATAGAGATTAACAAGGCGCAACCCGCCTAGTGGTTTATGTAAGTGTGCACTCACTTACGCGCTTTGTCAAGCTAGATATGCAAGAATTTGCAATAATTCATCATCTTCTTTTAAGATTTTTTGTATTTGCGCTTGTTTTTGCATGTAAATAGCATGCTCTACCGCTTGCTGAACTGCAATTGCTGCTTGAATTTCTGCAATTTGATAATTTTCAATGGCGATAACTTGCGCCACTTCCTGCGCGGCCTGATTAAATGAATCGCCAGCATCATTTACAGCCTGTTTGGCGCTTTTTTGTGCTTTGCGAATAGCTTGATAAGCTAAGTCTGATTTATTGGCTTCATCGACCTTTAAAGCTATTTCTTTTTGCTCTAACTCTACTTTTAATTTAGCAAGTGCCTCAAACTGCCAATCTGCTCGATCTGCTGATTTATTACTTCTGGGCTTAGCTGGCTTGAAATAATTACCAGCACCGCCGCTAGTCGTTGAACGTGCTATTTCATGCTGCGGGAATTGGTTTGTATTTTCATAAAGCTGAAAATTTACACTCTGCGTTGATCCGCTTTGCGTAATTGCGTGCGTGTAATAGCTATTTGTGTTTGCAAATAGTGTTGCAGATAGGTTTACATTGCTTGCAACAAGCGGCGCGTAAAATGTACTGCTATTTGTAAATAGTGACGGAGCTATTGCATAGCTAGACGTTACGATAGGCGCATAAAAACTCACGCCATTTACAAACAATGGCGCATTTATTGCATATGATGCGCCTACAGTTTGGCCATAAAATGCGTTTGCACTTAATAAAATCGACGGCGCTAAATTAGCCGTGCTAGTTACAGTAGCAGCCGGATATGTGCTTTGATTAACAAATAACGGAGGCGCTATGTTTTGAGACGATGCGCCACCGCCAACAAGGGCTAGCAGTAACGACATTTACGCTTACTCCCAGCCGTACACAAATGTGACAGTGTGAGCAATTGTTCCGGCAGTCGCAACCGTACCAATGTGTTTTTTCACCAGTTGAATAAATTCGCCGGGGTTAACAAAAATAGGCGCGTCTCCAAAATCAATAAACGCGCCGCCCGGCTGTGCAACCATTGTGCTGACTGCTTGAGCCGCTGTAACCGCTTGCGTAAATTGTGGCAATGCTACCCTTCGTGCTGCTTTTGTAGTAGCCGACTCAGCTGTAGCAAGCGACACAGCTGTATGACCGAATGCCAGCGACCATTGCGCGACAAAGGGAGCGCCAGTAATTGCAGTTTGAATGTAGGACATCAACCCTACGCCACGGATAACCAAACGGCGACCCTGCAAATTGACGCTTGCCACGGGCACTTGGTAGCTTTGAATTATGCCGTCAGTATTAACGGCCAATGTCGCAGTCTCCCAAAATTGACCGCCTAGCCCTGATCCAAGCGCAGCCGTTGTGTTGGTCGGAACTGCTGCCGTTGGGTTTGCACTGTTTGGGTACAAAGCCAGCGATCCCATTGTGCCACCAGATAGACCTTGATACGCGCCAAGCGTTCGGCTACCAGAAGTCGAAGGAGTAGAAGCAAAATTTACGCCGCCTTGACGGACGTTGTAAGCGCCAATATATGCCTGTAGCGCACCAGAGGCCGCACCACCAACAATGCGGTGCTTAAAAAACACTTGACCCCCCGCCGCCATACTCATGCGCGGCTGCGCTGTTGGCAGTTGTATCCGCCCCATTGCGACCGCCCCCGTGCCGTCATTCACCCAAAACATAGCCTCTACCATGCTTTGGTAGATGATAAACTGATAGCGCTTGTTATCTGTGTATACCCATGTTCCCGTACCACCTG